TCACCTTCTGTTTTTGCACCACCTTCAGCAGTCCATCCAGTTCCAGAAGTTGCAGTTTGTTGTACATAAGTAACAAACTTTCCAGAAGTTGCTCCAGTGTTTACGTTCTCAAGTATTCCGTATCTTTTACGAACTATACGATCAACGTCAGAATCAAAGTCAGTCAATGCGTAGTCACCAGTGTAATCGTTTGTAATCGTTGTTGTTTTCACATCAAGATTGATCTTTCCACCTTTCTCTACCGCTCCCTTGATTGCTTCGATATTGTCAGCATATGTCTTCATTAAAGACTGTGATACTGATAACTTCTCCACTGCTGGAGTGATTGCCTTTTCAGACATTGCTTCGATTCGACCTTCGAATTTTGCGATTGCTTTCTCGATCTCTTGAGATTTTTCCTCAAGACCTTTTAGTGAATCGAGTTCACTTTTTAGACCAGCAACATCCTCTTGTGTAGGTACGTTCTGCATCTTTTCTGAGAATAGGCCATCTAATTTTGAGATAACTTCTTCCGTTGTTAGATTTGTGTTTTCCACGTTTTCTAAGTTTAAAAATTAATAATTCAATTTATTGATCATCTAATTGATCAAGTTTTCTTTCACAATAGTTCAGCATTGCATCACCTCCCCAGAGTAGATATGAGATTGTCCCACACGCCTTCTCATCAGATGGTTTGTAGTATGTTCTCGCTCTTGACAAGAAAGAAAAAGTTCTCTTAATTGTGTCCAGGCTTAAACTCTCACCACCACTGATCTGTTGCGCTCTTAACTTTCCAGTTTGAGTTGCACACTTATTCCCTACTTCCTCATTAAGCCGAATGCCTCTTTTTGCATTGTCTTTGGCCTTCTTTGGATAGTCAGAATAGGTCTCTGCTTTTTGTGTCAGTGAATCGATAACGTTGTCCCACTTAAACTCATCTACTATGACTGGCTCACTTGGAATAGAGTGGATGATCTCCGACTCTTGTCCAGCAAGTAGTACCAATAGACTCGTCAAGTGTTTGACTTTCATTTCGATTCCATGAAGTCTCTCATCAGTTCCTTTTCCATTGGATAGGGCCTTGATGCAGACATTCAATTCTTTTGTGAGTTTCTCTATATAGTCGGTCTTTTGTTCTCCTTTGACATCGACTACTGGAGTGAACTCGTTTGATCCGAAGGTCACTGCTGATCCTTCGAATAGTTTTATTTCGCTGATCTCATAGAATCCACCAGACTCAAGGTTCTTGTCCTCTATGTATTTCGCTTTGTCTTTTATGTATTGGAATCCTATGGAATGCTCCTTGATTATTCCATCCTCATAATCTCTATAAGCATCCTCCCCATCTGTTGATCGACCAAGTTGACCGACTGCAAACAATCCAAAGGCATCCTCCTCAAGTCTCAAGAACTTTCCGATCTGTTTCTCCCAGTCGTGATGTCTCAAGAAAGCAATCTTTCGATTCGATGTTGTCTCTGGCCCACGTTCTTTGATCGACTTAGTGAATGCACCCTTCTTAATGATGTCATAGTCTGAGTCCATTGTATCAAACTTTGACAGATATATTGATACCTCTCTCTTCTGAGTGTCTATATCCTTGAGTTCGAATGCTCCTTTCTGATTATATAAGTTGTTCCTTAAATTCATATCTATTCTGGTATTGGTTCAGTCCACCATTTTGGCGTGTATATTAGCGTCAAGGCTTCTGAGTGTGTTAAAGTTTGCAAAGGCATTACTGTACCGTCAGCAATGAATGTCGGTTCTAGATTGTACTTAATTATAAACTCTGTTTCGTCAAGGCTTTTGCGAATCGTGTTTTGGTTGGTTTCACCTATTTGTGCAAAGTCTATGTTTGCTAAATCTTTAATGCTAATTATTGCGTATGTTTCGGCTTTCTTTGTACTCATTATTTTCTTTGTTATGTTGGTACATCTGTACTGAATGTTGTAAAGTTTGTCATTGTTAAGTTTTGACTATCAGACCCATTGTCAAGGACTACTTGTGGTGTGTCACCGTCTGCTCTCCACCAAGAATCTGGGTTTAATGTTGATATATCTCCAGGCACACCAGCATTGTATATCGTGCTAACATTTGCGCTTTCATCAGACTTCCATAATGCTATTTCATCAAGAATACCAGCCCACCTACCAGAACCCCAGCCACCAATCAAGCTCATATCAAATGAACCATTTAATGTCTGGCTTGATGCAAAGCTAACTCCGTTAACAAATAATGAAACTGAGTTACTACTGTTTCTTGTAAGAAGTAAATGATTCCATTCATATCTTTCAATAGTCTCTGTGGAAGATGTGAAAGTTATTGTGGAAGATGACCCGAACCTCATTCTAATTTTATTATTTGCATTAATATCTAATAAACAAAAACCTAAACCTCCTCCAACGTTACCAAAAAATATTGTACCATATTCTGATGCTTGATTGAACCATATTGAAAAAGTTAGTTCTCCAGTATATGATGATATTGGAGTGTTTATTGTTAATACGTCATCGATACCGTCAAGCCTAAAAGATTTTTGACTAAATAATGTTGGGCTTGGTGGCGTTGGAGCTGGTGTTGGTGGAACGCTTGTTACTCTGTTAGCTTCCACCATGAGTGATGAATCTAAAGAGACTGCATTGATTACATCTTGTAAATTCCATAAGGTTCCATTCCATTCTGCATTCTCGCCCATTCTAAACCATGTTGTTGGTTGTGGTGCGGTTGGTAAACTATTTAAGTCATTGGGTACCCCTCCATTATAAATCTCAGACACAAAAGATGCCATGTCTTGTTTATATACTGAAACCTCTGTCATGTTTCCAGCGAATTGTTGGTTGTTTGCAATTGCATTTCTTCCCATAGTTATTGCACCGACAGAGTCTGAAAATGCTGGATTCCATGATCCAGTCCCATCTGTTAGTGTTTCATCTACTCCATTTATAAATATTTTGGCTCTTGATCCGCTAGGTCTTGTTTGGTCTCTTGTAACTAAAATATGTGTCCAAGTATTCCAAGTTAATAAATCAATATTTGATCTTACAATATACTGACCAGATCGGTATCTTGCACGAATTTGATTGCTCTCCATAGTAATTTGAAACTGAGGATTTCCAGAATTTGTCAATGAACTTGGAATAAAGAAGAGTGATTGTTGTCTACTAACTAAATCAAATTTAACCCACAGACTGACTGCAAAGCTGTACTCTTGATCTAGTTCGCTATAAACATTCGAACCCTCTAAAAATTCTTTTGGTGTTGATGATGATGCACCTTGACTATTTGTAAAGCGAAATGAATTGTCCAGACTAAATGGTGGAACTGGTCGAGGTGGTAAAACTCCAGGAGTTAAAACATTACTATTTATCTTGAAAGGACTATACGAAGAAATTGAGTAAAAAGCCATTTTTACTATTTTAAAATAACAACAACAGATCCACTAACCAATTGAACCGCACTAAATTTCACACCTCTAAATGGTGCAATAATTACTCCAGCCTTCACTGGTAATGTTGCATCAGATAAATAAACCGATTTATCATCTCGATCCTCTACCTTTATAGATGCAAAAACAGAATCCTCTGATACATAAATCGCATCAATGTCATTCGTGTATTCTGTTGTGTTGTTGAGAACATAAGTCCCATTTTGAAGTGCCATCTCTTCAATGGCATTGAGTTGTGAGTTTCCCATTTTATTCTTGATTATTTAAGTCTGTTAATATTCTAATTTCTTCTTCTGATAGTTCCACACCGAGTCCAGCGATCTTCTCAAGTGTTTCGGCTTTTGTTTTTTGTACACTGGCCCTCTCTCCTTCGTCCTCTTGTAGTGCAGGAAGGTGACCGAAGTCTGCCTTGAGATAGTATTCATCAGAGAGTCCCCATTGCTTCATCATAGAGTCGTACATCGACTGAGTCTCTGGAATGATTGTATCTGTATAAACAAGTCTGATCGAGTCCCTTACATTCGTGAATGTAGCACCACGTTCAGAACTGAATAAATTTGCATTCAATCCAAATGCATCGATGATCGCCATCTTATCAGCGGTAAGTTCCTCAAATAGCATGAGGTCTCTTGTCGGATAGGACATCGGCTTCCAGTCGACATTGCTCTCAGTGATGATCAACTCATCCTTAGATCTCTTGAACCAATCTTGTTGGATCTGTCTCTTCTCTTCTGGAGTCATTGGAATGGCTCCTCCCATATCGTTCTGGCTTGTTGTCAGTATACCTATTGATCCAATGTTCTCAAGTAATACATTACGCTTGTGATATTGTGCTTTGATGTTTGACAGTGGATACTTCAATGAGTCGATCCTGGATATTGGTTTCACCAAGTTCATACCGTCATCAGTGGTCAAGTAGATCATGTCAGTCCAGTCAATGATCTCCTTTGAATCATCATCGTACTCAAAACAGAAACGAGTGACCATGTCTTCTGAGTCCATTGCTTGAAGTTTCTTTCCAGATAGTTGAATCTCGATCTTGTTTG